GATATATTCCAAGTGCTACAATTGCAAAAAAAGCAACTATGAATGCAAACGCCAGCGGCTTAGATATAACTTTCATATGACTTAAGACTGAGCACTAGCCAATTCCTTCAACTCATTTTCTAAAACATCAACTACTCTCTCGAGCGTGAGGCTTTCAGTTTGAAGGTCAAGTGCTTCAGCATAGCGGCCATCGGGCAAAATCTCAGCAATATCCTGTAGATTAGAGGCAATATCAGCGTTAAACTGAGCGATTAGTTTCTGTAGTGTATTTTTCATAGATTAGTCTTCAAGTGTAAATGCAACCAAGCACAGCATTGCGGCAAAAATAGGGGAGCCCCCAATGAGTGCAAATAATGCACCAATATAGAGCAATTTACGATGATTGCGGTTTGACATATTTTCTATGCGTTCTAGTAGTGTTTTCATGCAGGTGTTTTCTTATTACGTTTTTTAGCCTCAATGCCGGCAATCTCTTCCTCCAAGGACCGTATGATGCCGTCATAGCTATGAATAACGGCACCGACATTATAACCGGCTCGTTTAATAAAAAACCCGCCAGAACCGTCTACCAGAGCTTCACGACTTTTGAGGTGAAGCTCAAAGTCAGTCTTTAGTGTTTCGAGGTGTGTCATATTGTTGCTTACATGACTATTATACCACAAAACTCACGATTTGTACACAACCTTTTTCACAAAAGTGCATAAAATTCTCGACGAAATAGGAAAAATGTCTAATCTGGCATTAACTCAACACTATTTATCCGTTCCGGAACCTTCGGGCATAGTTTGGATAGGTCCTTATTTATGCTTGTCTTTTTTGGGGTTTTCTATGTACCATAGATTTATCTATATAGAAAACCATAGAAAACCCCCAAAAAAGTGAAAAAAGTTTATTTTTTTATGCTTCAAGCACCTGTACAATATAGCGTAATATCTTGCTGCGTACAATTTCACTATCTCCAAACTTAAAGGTGTGTATGTTATTTTCTACAGCAGATATATTGTTAAATCGAGAATAAATATCTGGATAGCCTGAAAGTTTACCAATATCTGACTGCTTAAGATCTCCGCAGATTACATATTTTGTATTTTTACCGAAACGAGTAAGTATCGTTACAAGCTCTGAACGTGTTAGGTTTTGTGCCTCGTCGACAATCACAACACTGTCATTGAATGTAAGACCGCGTACAAAATTTACTGGAGTGGCACTCACAACATTTGCATTGCGAAGTTGCAGACAAGTACTCTCGTCTGTAATCTCGCGTATTTTTTCTAGACATGGCATTGCATATGGTAAAAACTTATCGTCAACCTCACCAGGCAATGCACCAATGCTACGAGACGCGCTTTCAATTACGCTGCGTATATAGTTTATATGCTTAATCTTTTTGTCCTTAAAGAGTTCCAAGGCAGCAAGTACAGCAATATAACTTTTAGCGCTTCCTGCAGGACCGTCAACAAATGCCATATTTGTATCGTCTGCCTTTATACAGTCATAAAATGCCTTGTGCGCCTCATTAAAGTGAAACGGCTTTTTGACTTTAAAATTAAAGCAGAAATTTAAAGCAATCGAGGACTCAATGTTAGTTGAGTCCTCGGCGAAAAGATCAGGTTTTGAAGCAGTAGCTTTTTTCTTTTTTTCTCGTTTGGCAGTGGCCATAATTTTATTTGTGTGTTGTTATTGTTGGTGTTACCATGGTATAATACATCACTCCATTAAAATTAAGATTTTTTAGACACGTCTGTGTCCAATTCGCTGCTGAGCGCAAGTGTGGTTGCGCGTTGTGAGTCATAGCGAGCACTTTCGATCCACGTTCCATTAAAGGTCGTCATTCCATTTTTAACCTTTAATAACTTTGTTGCTGTTGCGGCATCATAGCCTTTGTGCTGCACCACATAGTCAATGAGTGGCACTTCTGTTCCAGCTATAGCAAATATTGGAGCAGGAGCAACGGTTTTAACTTCACTGCCTTGTACAAGTGAGATGAACCAATCCTTTTTAACCTTTTTGCCAGGACATGTTTTGCTTGTCTTTGGATCATCGCGATGAAACTTTAATGTCGTTTCATTAACTGGCATGTCTAGCCAATTGAAGAGCGCCTTTGTAATTGCAGCTGTATTTTTCATGCATGCTAATCCACGACCGGTTAGCGGATCTTCACTGTCATAGTCTCCAAGTATTTCGATGCCTATAGAGTTACGATTAAATGAAACTGCATGTATGCCAGGAACATTCAGCGGAGTCATACCAAAGATCTGATCCTCGTCAACAAAAAGATGTGGTCCACGATTCCAACCGAGTGATTGGTAATATGCCTTTATGTTTAAGATATGTTGAGCGAGCAACCCACTCTTGCGCTGCGCCAATGAAGGTGCACCTGTGTGGTGTATAGTGACACTCTTTACATATGCAGGCTTTTTAAGCGTGCTTAGATATTCTTTAAATGACTCTACTGTCCAAACTTTACCAACGTTTGCGTATGACATAACTTTTATTTATTAGAATTTCCTATAATTATTGCTCTGCGATAGCTATAGTTGCTATGAAATTTTTGACCACGCCCAATGAGTGTTCCTTCAGCAAAGGTGTATTGTTTTCCTTCGATGAGGGTAACTGTCACCGGATCATAGAGCGCCGAGACGTTCAAGCTTTCGTTTTTTTCTCGTTGCGAGTCGTTCAATCCGCAACTTTGCAGCAGGATCACCAGTGGCAGCAAGTTTATCAATTTCATCTTCGATTTGATCTATTTCAGACTCTCGTTGCCATGCCACCCATGATGCATAGGCATTGCATGCAGCGGCAATGGCAATGAGCAGTGTGTTCATTTATTCACCTTTATCTTTAGCCTTGCCAAAGTTTAATGCAAGAAAGTCAATGACTGCATAGAGCTTTGCAATGGCTGTTCCAGGAGCAGGCGTTGGAGTTGCTGCAGCGATTGCACTAGCAAGAGCAATAACTGCGGTTGCGATTCCAAACCAGCTTTGTGTCTGTACGAAGTTTATGAGTAGTTCCATATGCTTTAGTATTTGTTATTAGGCATAATATAGAGTCATTCACTAATTGTATTTATACAAAAAGGCATATCAAAAAATGATATGCCTCTCTGATTTTATGTATTCTTAAACAGGTGTTTAAAGCCCGTTTAGTTTATCATATTCGCTTTTTAGATATTTTTTTACTGTATATTTTAGATGCAACCCTGAATTTTTCAGAGTCTTTTGTTTTATATATTCCTTTATTGCTGCGTTGTCACTTTGAAAAAAGCATGCGCTTGACCCATCAGACCACTTCATAATCATTACGATAGTGTCTTCTGGAGTCCCCTCTTTCATGCCCCATTGTATATTTTAGAGATGATGCCCTCAAAAGCTTTTACCTTGTCTAACCGATTTGGCCAGTAAATATAATCCTTTTCTGGGTTTTTCTTTAGATTTGAGACAAGAGGCAAGATAGATTTATAGAGTGAATCAAGACGAGTCTGAAGTTCAATCACTTCATCTTCCTTTGCATTTGCTGCACGAACTACCTCTAGTTCATCTTCTGCAACGGCAGTAAACCCAAAATCAAATACTTCGTCTGACATATCAAACCTTGGTTTGCGGTTTCTTACGAATTGCTGTCTTTTTATTTGCTCCCTTGACCGGTTGTTTTTTTGTCGCTGCTTTTTTAGCAGCATCTGCAGCAGCTTGCTTTATAGTTGGCTGTTTTTTTGCAGGATTTTTATATACAGCTTTCTTTTTTGGTGCAGTCTGTTTTTTTACAACGGGCACTTCTACTGGTGTTGGCATTTTAAGCGGCTTCAGTTTACGCATCGCAATATACTCAGAGAAGAGTCGGCATGCAACGTAAAACAGGCTGCAAATCGCGCCAAGACTAAGGGTATATGCTAATATTGTAGTTATTGTTGTCATCATATATTTTGTATTTATCGTGGTTCTATAGTCATTTATAGATTTTTTATAGTAATTTTACGTTAGTTGTCCTCCAACCCATTCTTTGCTCCATACTGATATAGAGTCGGGTGTATAACAACCCTCTGGGATTGATGATGCCGCTTTGTTGTATTTTCCTGCTAACACATCACACAGGTGATTCCATTCTTCTGCATCAAAAACCATCTCTTTGCCTTCTTTATAGATACAAATTTTTTCTGGCTTATAAGAGCCGTCCCATTCTCTTAAAAGATTTGCTAGTACACTAATCATATTTGAGTTTCTTATTTCTTAATCTCTAGGATTTCCACCTTCACAATCTTTCGTGAAACCTCGTTGTGGAATATATAATCAGATCCCACATAATAGCTATCTACAATCTCTTGGATTGATCTATCTATCAGCATTACTAAAAGAACATTAAAGCCAGTAGTGACGCGGTCACCGCCTTCAATTGTGATATTCAATGTAGTTGTGATGTATTCGTTGGTCATACCTTATTGTATCAGAGTTCCTTCCGTATTTCCTTCTTACCATCTTTACGTACACGCTTATTTTGCACACGGCTCCAGTACTTGCGTAGATGCTTCCACCATTGAACGGTCTTGACACCGCCTTTACTCTTTGCTGAACTGCTCATACTATCGGAGTTCCTTACGAACCATTTTCATCTGCTCATCATAAGCACCTGCGCGTCTCTCTTCCAGGACCTTATCAACAATATCACAACATTTTTCGAAGAGCTTGAAGCTCTCTTCAAACAGCTTTTGTTTGTCTTCTTTCATAGATTTATCGAGTGTAATGGTTAGATTTATTTAAGAACTGCATCGATTTTAGACAACATGCTCGCCGGAACTTTCCATCGACCGCCACTAGTTTGAACCGTGACAAACTTAACGGCAATCTTGACAACATATCCAGTGGTCACACCTCCACTTCGTGGGCTTGTAAATTGAACATTGTCGCCTAGATGAAGAGAAGCTTTGGTCTTTTGAGCAAGGCGAGTGCGGGCAAAGGTGATGGCTTGGATTATGCTATTGAGATCATCATTTGCAAAGCCTCCAGAGATGATGGCTGTATTGATGTCTTGTATGCTGAGTGATGCTGTTTTCATATGTGGTGTTTGTTGCTTACGTGGTTAGTTTCTTAGGCGATCGAGTCGTTCAACTCTTTGATGAGTTGAGCACGAGTGGTGATTTCGTCTTCGCGAGGGTCAAGTCCGAAGCAGTTGCCAAATTTGTCTTCAGCGATGAGGCTGATTTTGTTGACTTTGGTGACTGTCATCGCCTTGCGCTTGCATTCAGAGGTACGTCCATCAAAGATAGAATATTGGAGGATGATTTCGTCTCCTACTTTGTAGGTTGCTTCTTGTTGTGGTGATGATGTTTTAATCAGTTTCATTTGGTGGTGTGGTTTGTTGCTTACATGGTTATTATAGTATAAACCGCGGCAAAAGTACACAACTTTTTTCAAAAAAGTGAAAAAAGCCCCCGGACGGTGTCCCCGTATAGAGAAACTGGCCTTGGGAGGGTCATCTAGGACCTCAAAAGGTCGTCCTGGAAGGGTCTCAAATGCTATTTTTTGAAACCACACACGCGAAATACGCAGTTTGAGTTTTACTCATAGACATATTTTGCATATTTGTTTTGCCAATCAATCATTCTGTCAATCCCATTAATTTCATCAACTTCATCCATTGCGTACCATGCTTCGCGCAGCGCTTCTACTAGCACATCGCATTGCATCATCATAGCATTTGCCTCAAGTCGATAACGTTCAGCGGTTTCTTTTGCTTCATCACGTTCGCGCGCTGCTTCAGCTCTTTCTGCCTTGGCTTGTATCCATGCGCCTTGAGTAATTTTCAAATTTTCTTTTGTTTCGGCAAGTTCGTGTTGGAGACGTTTGTTGCATCCATCTAAACGTCGATTATTAGATCTCTTGACAAGAAGTCGTTGAAAAGCTTCGTTGCGTTCCTCTAAAAGCAATTTCATATTGGGATGAGACAGATCAAGAATAGATTGCTGTAATTTTTCAAGTTGTGATGACACTTCATCGTGACTTTTTATCGCCTCGGCAAGTGAACGAGTTTGCAACGCATATGCACTCGACAACAACATAAATTTGCGTTCTAACTCACTAGCATGGTCTGTCATTTCTTCCCATGCTTCATGATATGGAGTGTCTGAAATGACTTGAGCATCCCATAATTTATCTGTTTCTGGTGTATTATTCATAATTTACGGATGGTATGAATCTAGGTCTGGCTTTGGCCAGACAACCTCTGGACCCTTTCTACGAATCTTTAGAATCTCTTCAATCTCTTGATAAACTTCAAGAGCCGCTTCAAAGCTATCCCAACTTAATCCTCTGCCATAAAACACATAATCAATATCAACTGGATCTATATCTTGCCATCCAAACAACCGTTTTCTCTGAATATAATAATATTCTTTGGCAAGACGAGTATTTCTATTGCGAGATTCTTTTATGATTCTAAATTTTGGCATATATTTATTTTAAATGTGTCACTTATTCCCATAGGATCTTTTCAGTAAACTCAAATGTCTTTACGACGCGTTTACTTCTTGGATGTAGTTTGTTAATTATCTTCTCTGCGTCTTCGATACTCCAAAATACACCATATCCTCTGATTGTAAGCCAAACCCACAAAAACTTCGATTGAATCATGTAGTATTTGTCGCCTATGAGAGGGTTCTTCTCTTCTATGATTCTGTAGTGTGATGTAAATTTCATGTTTAGATTGCGTCAAGTTCGTATTGTTCAATATCAAAGCTATCGAATGTCAGCAGATCAGCTCGTGTTTTTGATGCTTCGATGTATTCAGCCTTTGCGTCTTCTGCTTTCTCTTTTGATGAGAAGCATCCAATGACATAGACATGAATGCCTAATTTACCTAGCAGTGTGTGAATGTCCATTGCTCCTTACTCTATCAGAGTTCCTTCGATCCATAAAGATGTTCATCAAATCGCTCAATGAGCTCATCGATTTTTTCTTCTAGCTTTTGCAATCTAAACTCTACACTGTTATTTTCAAATGTGTTTATGTTAAACAAACATCCTTTAATGTGTTTAAGTTCTTCTTCCTCATTCATGTTGCTCTCCAGTCACTATATTTAATTGTTCTTTGGTATATCTTGGAATCGTGCGGCATGAACTATCCTTAAGCATCAGACTTATTGCGTCCTGAGCTTCTTTGAGTTCCTCTGCTAGTTTGTCGCGTTGCTCGATAGCTTTGGAAAGAATATCACCTTGTTCATTCAATGCCGATTGAAAAAACTCTCGCTCGTACTGGAGCTTGTCGCGTTGTTCGATGGCTGTGGTGAGCTCGCTTTCCATCTCTTCGTATTTGTGAGCAGGAACCCATCCGCCGGGCATGTGCGGCGAGCATTGAAATGTTCGGATCGCATCCGTTCTTGGTGTATCACTCATGATTTATTTTATTGACTGCACATTGCAGTATAGTTGTAACGGTTACATGTTGTTTAAGCTGTGGCTTTGTTCCCATTTTTAGTTTTTCAACGTAAAAATCTAAAGCGATGTCCTGATCAAAAAAGATTGCATTTTTAAACACTTTATCTTTGTTTAGCCAAAGCACTTCGTATTTTATATCTTCACTCATAAGAAAATGTTTTTACTACTCTGTTTGGATTTTTCATCAGTTTCATAACCATATCTTCTGCGGCTTCTGCTGTTGCCCAAATTCCATAACTAAAATCTGTGATCCAAAACCAAAGAAACTTCTCTTGAATTGCATAGTATATTCTAGCAGTTGGAACGTCTATACGTTCTACGATTCTAAATAGTTCTTTCATAAGTTTATTCTATTACGGTTCCTGCACGTGTTCGGTAATGCCGTTGCAGTCCTCGCTTCTTGTATTCTCTTTCGATGGTGTCATCAATATGCGCACCTCCCTCTGCACCGATTACTTCGGCACCGCATAAACAGCAACGAAACATCGGAATGTTTGCTATGACAGTCTGTCCAAGCAGATGTACGTCATAGGTTTCAGTGACGGTCACCCGCTGCAGAGTGCCATTGCATTCCCAACATTTTTCATCTTTCATCTAATAAAGATCTCCTTCAAATTTATGCCTCCCAACTTGTAACGAGCATTGCTTCTACACTCGGGATATCAAGTAAGTTTCTTCCGCCCGAGTAAGAAACCGCACTTTGAAGGTCCTGTTCTATCTCGAGCAGTTTTTCTGCATAGGTCATAGTGTCAAGATCTAGTGCACGCTTAACTCCTTCAACGTTTCGATATTCACCCTTGTTGTATTGAGAAGCACTTCCAAAATAAACTTTTTGACCGTCAATCATTTCAGCCGGTGAATCAATACATCGACTAAAGAGACCACCAACCATAACCATCTCTGCTCCGGCGTGAATTGCTTTTACAATGTCGGCATGCTCACGAACTCCACCATCTGCAATTATTGGTGGATCATCGAGTTCTCGCACACGATCAATGAGTGTGATACAACTATACATCGGAAAAGTAAAGCCAGTTTTGTTTTTTGTGCTGCACACACCACCACCCCCAATACCAACCTTTACAGCATCTGCTCCCCATTCAACAAGCCTGCGATAGCCTTCGGGAGTGCAAACATTGCCGGCAATGATTTTTGTATCAAGAGATAGCGAAGAAATATGACTCAGCATCTCTTTCATAAGAATGCTATCACCATGAGCAATGTCGATTGTGACATAGTCTAACTTTAAATCTTCTGCTGCAATCTGCTCAAGTAGATATTTGTCGACTTCTTGCACGCCTACACTGATGCTGATTGTTTTCCAACCTTGGGCAGCGCGAACAAATTCAAGGTTATCGACACCGAAACGATGCATGACATAGAAATAGCCATGCTCGCTCAACCATTTTGCGTGTGATTCGTTTATGACACATACCATATTCGAAGGCACAACTGGCAATTTAAATTGTGATCCTAAAAATACTGTAGAAACTTCAGCTCTTTGACGAGTCTTTAGGCTACTATAGCGAGGCAGCAAACATATGTCTTTATATTGATATGCAGTTTTCATTTGTAGTATTTTTCAAAAATTATAAGTGTGCCAATTGCAAGTGAAGTCATGAGAATACAATAGAGTACTATGGTCAAATTATTCATAGTCATATCCTATTTTATGAGTCTCGATCCAGCGATAATTTCTTTTATCACCTACACGCTCAATAGTCATATGACCATTTTCATATGCTTCACGATGTGTTTTATTAACACCCATCCAAAAACCAGCAATCATACACAAAGCAGTATGAATGACCAATAAAATTACAACGATAATATTCATAATTTAAGAATTCATCACCTTCAATAAATCTCTTCTGTTTTCAATATAAAATTGTTCATCGGCAATTTTTACTAGCATACCTTTTTCTCCCATATCATTGTCATAGATATACCACATAATCCAACTATATGGATCAATAATATCTACTGTATCTTCAAATGCTTTCCAAACTGTATTGTAGATTGGACCATTTGGGTCTAAACACCCGACTTCGACTGCAGAGTCGATCACGCGCTTCAATGCAATATATGAATCTAAAATTTTATTTAGTTCTTCAATAGTCAGTTGTTTATTCATCTTATTTCTCCGATTTCTAGTTCGTCTAATATTGTACTCACACATCCATCAAAGTCAACTGAAGAAGAGGTATGAAAATGACCAGCGTAATGGCGAGACGCACCACAAAGTTTTAAAAGTATATCATGATCTTTGCGTTCTTGTACACACTCATCCCAAAGAGTAGAGTCACGATCACACCAGCCTAAGATTCCAGACTTATCACACGGTCCATTCCATGTTGGAGCACTGTGCGTAATGAGTACATCACATCGCTTTATCTTAGAAACATCCAAGACAAACTTTTCATCTGCCCAGTATGAAATGCCCTGTGCTCTCATACGTCGATCGACACTGACAGCGCCACCAACAAACAAAAATTCTTTATCATCTAGAGCCATTGATGTATAATCTGGAAGCAACTTGAAATTACTCATGCTTATCTTTCCATCAAAATATGCTGGGTCATCATGATTGCCGCGAATGCCTAAAAAATCGATGTTTCGACTTTTGAAAAAGGTGTTGATATATTCAAACTGACGGGCCTGCTGCTTCTCAAGTTTAAACCCGACTCCAAGGTCACCAACGCCAATCAAGACAAAATCACGAATATCGCCAGCTTTTATCTTAAGAAAAAGCGCATCCCATTTACCATGAATGTCTCCTACTACAAAGATTGGCTTGTTCATAATTATTATTTACTCTACTCTATTAGCTATTGACGCACTCCAATCCAAAATGAACTGAGCATCTTCTTCACTCAATACCACCTCTCTGCCATCCGTGAGATTAGCAATTGGTGTATTACCATCATACCAAAATCCTTGTACTGTAGTAATATCAATCATATTTTTTGCTTACATGGCTATTATAGCATAAACCGCGGCAAAAGTACACAACTTTTTTCATAAAAGTGAAAAAAGGACCCAAAGTTAAGCCCCCGTATAGAGAAAATAACATTTAGGAGGCAAAAAAGGTGCTCAGAATATGAGCGATCGCATTGTCTTTTGCCTTGAGTTCGACTTCCCAGGTGACGTCACGATTTGCAGAGACTACATGGGGGAGATGAGTCGCATAGTCAGTATGACTGCGAGTGCTGCCAATACCTTCGCTCCAATGAAACACTGGTGTGTACTTTCCCCAACTTTGACGAAATCGAGAGATGCTTTGAGACGAGTCACATGACGGGTTGCACGTGTCATGAAGATTGTCATAGACAAGTGGAAGATGACCAGCAAAATGTGTGTAGAGATTCTCGCAATTCCAGTATGCTTTGTCTTCGTTTTCTAACACAAGTCGATGACGAACGCCACGACTGCAACGTGCGAGATTTGCACAAAAGCGAGACACATACTCGTCAATCGTTTCACGCTTAAAGTCAGGGCTCTTGTTGAGATGCAGACACATTGGAGAACTATAGTTTGCTTTACATCCCATCATATCAAGTACATATGACTGATGGTCAAGTTCGCGAATAGTCTTATCTACAACATCAGGGTTATAACTTGATAGGACATTAAACTGATCGGGATGTGAGCTGCATGTGATGTCATGCCGCCGAGCAAATTCACCAGCCTTCGCGAGGTTGCTTGCGATATCATTAAATCCATGTAGGTCGTCGTAGCGCAACTCGAGCGTATGATCAGTAAGCAACGGAAAAATTGAACTCGACACGCGATAGTGTCGAGCACCTGAGTCGATGCATGCCTGGAGAGTATGCAAGATGTGCTGTGAATTATGAAGTATACGCTCGGATAGTACTTGCAACCCACGCTCTCGACCAAGAGTTACAAACTGCTTGCGAGTCATCGTCTTTGCTGAGATCTTTTGGTGTGTCAGTCTTTCGCTTATGCAAACTAGTCCCAGTCGTGGTGTCATGATGTATTATACCCTAAGAGCGCTCACATGTAAACAAGAAAATGGTGGATGTGTGGAGGATCGAACTCCAGTCCATGACTTCTCGACAATATATTTCTACAATTTATTGATTGATGTTAGGACAATCACAACCTAGATTGTTGTCGAGCAATCCCGCATAACATTTCGATGCTATGAGTCTATTATATTTTCGATATACAACTATCCGACCCTCCTCTATGCCAACACACTGCATCGGAGTCGATGCGTTGGTGCGGTTATGCCGCGAGAGCTAGTGTATCTTTTTCGTTTTTCTCTTGCACTTAGAGTCGTGCAGACTGTGCACTGCATATATTGTTTCAACAGTCATGTCGAAACCATGTCACACCCATTTAAGTTATTATTTTATTTATCTCGTCATGTATATTATCTGTAAGTCCACCCCATGACCAATATTGTTTACAAACAAGTCCTAATCTTGACGTCATGATGTATTACTATTGTGATCGTACTAAATTCAACAATTGTGTTTTATTATGCAACCCTACTGTAAAATTTGCATGAAATGCTAAGGCATCACTATCTAAAACAAAATGCGGAGAATCTGGACTCCAAAGGCCAAGTTCTAGATTGCCATATGTCGTAAATTTGAGACTAAGTGGAATATATTTTAAACCTGAATGCGGTAACATCTCATTTATTACAGTTTGGTCACATTCCTTTGCTGCATAATATTCTTTATTACAAATGAGAGCTTCTTTTACATTATTAAAAAAGTTAATAGTTTCAGGACATACCCGACATACAAAAAGTCCGGCACATAATGCGTTTTTGCTATCTTGTTGAAATGCAATATGAGAGTCTCCAAGTTCTTCTAACATTGTAGTTACTATGTTGCCTCTTACACATATATCACTATCTAGATATATGAGTGCATCACCATATTGCAAAGCCTCAAGTTCAGTGATAATATGGTGTGTTTTATTATAACATGCATTAAAAAATGCCTCACTTTGAAAGTCTCCTTCGCAACTATTATCAAGATATGCAATCTTACATTCATGTTTGCAATGTAACAAAATTTCATTATAAAGCTTTTCAGTAAAGTTTTGATGACGAGCCGAACAAACTGTTAAAAGCAAAACTTTCATGCCAGTAATGTTTCAATGTCTTTGATTATATCATCTTGCAATCCTCCCCATGACCAATATTGCTTACAATATTCTGGAACTTCGCTTGGGTGACACCATGAAAATGCTTCAGGATAAACTTTATGCGCCCATTGACCAAGAGTATTAAACTCGCTAAATTCATTACGCTGTTGTTGGCATATCCATTGTTCAAGGCTGCAACTATGTTTTTTCATTATCCATGCTCTAAACTCGTTATATATCCATCGTGGATATATAATTGGATGTCTTCTCATATATTCATAACTATCATACCAACCAAGAGTCTTTTCAGAGATCGCATTCCATGGACTATTAGAACATTCTTCGCGAAGCATAATAGGTTTGTTATCTTTAAAAAAACAAGTTGGTGAAAAATCTTTATAAAAAATACAGTCACTATCAACATGAAGAATATAGTCAGATAAACACCACGTGTCTGCATGTAATTTAGTAATCTGTTGCGCAAGATAGCCATCACATTGATCAACTGTGCCATGTACATTCTCTGCTGTAAGGTGAGCGAGCAGTTGAACATCAGATTCTGGGACTACAAGATGAAGAGTTTCAAACTCTTTACCATATTTATGTATACTTTTTAAAGAATGCCACAACCATTTAAAGTCATTGCGATACGAACGTATGAGTATATCAGTTTTCATTGCGGTATGCAAAGTATGTCATATTGTTCACCAACTTCAGGGAATGGTATTATGTCATAACCAAATTGAGACAGAAAGTTTTCAATATCATGCGCAGTTTTACCATGTTGCGCAAGGGCACCGACATTAATTTCAATCCAAAAAACTGGACGATATTTTGAAATTGTTTCTTTTGCTCCTTCTAAAGCATTGAGTTCATAACCTTCTATGTCAAGCTTAAAAAAATCAAGAGCAGACAGGTTTAGTGAGTCTAATGTTATAGTTTTTATGCAAAATGAACCATCACCAGACTGTTGTGATATTCGGCCAGCTCCAGCATTATTATCTACTGAATAGTTTACTTCTTCGTCACAGTTTGATAGTCCACAATTAAATAAATTTGCTGAACCGCAATTATATTGTAAACATTCAAAGGCTGCAGGATTTGGTTCAAATGCATAAACGTCTCCATTTTTACCAACTGCATCACAATATGCAAGTGTGTGGTCGCCTATAAATGCGCCAGCATCAACAACTGTATAACCAGGTTGTATATATTCTAAAATGATTGGCAACGCGTAGCGATCATGATCGAGGCGGCCACTTTCTTCAACCCAACGTGATATATGAGTATCATTCTCTAAAATCGCAATGTTTTCACGAGTTATTTTCATATATTTTATTTATAATAAATAATAACATGCTCATACACACATACTTTGCAAAAGAAAGGGGAATGGGATTAGGTGATTTTATACGAGGGTCAATCGCGGCAAATCAACTATGTGTGGAATATAGTATACCATTTGAAATTGATTTTAGACAACACCCAATTGGTCAATATTTACAAAATCAATGTTCAGTTACACCTCCAAACACAAATAAAATTTTAGATTTGCAAGACATTCAAAATGCCACTCTACGTGCACTACAAGCCAATCTTAAAAATCAAATAAATCTAAAAAATTTACGGCGTGATAATTTACATATTTACACAAATGTATGGCCAATGTTTAAACTACCAAGACGAATAGTAGAGTCTGTTAGAAAATATTTGCAACCAACTGAAGAGTGTGAACGCGCAATAGTTGCTGCATTAGATTCGTTGACAGATTATGAAGTTATTCATGTTCGCGTCGGTGACATACTTTCATTTGGCACTCAAATAGGAGACACTGTTGACTATACAATGGAACAACTTATTGATAGGTTATCTGTTGTAAAAACTATACAAGATTCTACTACACGTCCATGCATAATAATGTCAGACTCGGCTGAATGTAAGCGCATCTTAGCAGAAAAATATGGTTTGAGATGCACTTCTACGGTTCCAAGTCATATGGCACTTGAAAATGATTCTGCGCTTGACACACTAGTAGATTTTTTTATCCTATCACGAGCACGACATATACATCAGTTTAGTGTGCATCATTGGGGCTCAGGATTTAGTGACTCAGCGCACTGGCTCTATCGAGTGCCAATTACAAAACATAAGCTATCTCCCACAAACTAATTTAGCAAGCACTGCAGAAAAGCGATAATCATCAACTGTTGCATCACGCACTTCGCTTGTGGTGTCCCAACTATGAGTGGTGTGGTATGTTTCTGTCTTTAACACCTTGTTGCTAGCAGTGTCAATATAGTAATTTGACTGCCAGTCATATACTTCACGAAGTTTATTGAGAGTAATTTGAAGAACTGTGCAATCATCGAGTTCAAACTGAGCACCATTTTTATCCTTGATTTTCATAGCAACATTATATATTATATTTTCAAACGTGTAAACAAAAAAGAGAGGCCTATTTTGTAGACCTCTCTCATTATTCTACTCAGGATTTTTCTATAAACCTGTAGAGTTCTTCTGCTCTCTCAATAACCTTAGATACGTCTGGAAGTGTGACATCTACCTTAGATAGATCTGACGTTTCCTGTCCATCCTGATAAATCGTCTCTTTTTGACAATTTAATGCTTCATGATATTGCGTCATAATATCACCATGAGCGAGTTGCAATACCTCTAGTCTAATTTCGTATGCGTTTTTATTCATTTTATTGTGTGTGTTTGTGTGTTAGTCATAGACGACAATTGCATCGTCTATAGAGTTATATATACGAGAAAAGCCACTCAGAATGACCCCGAGTGGCTTTTTGTGTATTATTTTTTAATTGTTATTAGTGTACTAATGCGAGATGCGTGATTTTGTCATATAAATGAGGCACGACATACCATTGCTCTGCATCAGATATATCTTTTGGAGATTCGAGTGCACCAATCTCAAGAAGATCTGTTCCCCATGCAACTGATACTGCTTTCCACTCGCTGCCTAATTTCATGTGTGACATAAGTTTGCTGCTAGAGATTCGATCAAAATCAGTCTTTGCAAGCAGTTTATATGGGTCGAGTTGATAGAGTTCGCGGTCTTGAATAAAGAAGATATATTTTCCTTGCACTGGTTTGATGTTAGCAGCTTCTTCAAGAGTCTCACCTTGCACTTCTGTGTTTTCCAAACGAACTGGACGCTTTGCATAGGCATCAGCTGCTGTAGAAATATGATCTGCTACAGTTTTCCACGCATTGGCATTTGACTTTCCATCTTTTCCTGCTTGTGACATATTAGCGATGCCTTGTGCATTGTCTGCGAGTGCCTGTAAGAAAACTAGATAGTCTTTAGGGCTTAGCATATCAATTGATGTTATAAGCTTTTGTATTGCTGGTGTTGGAACAGCTTCTTCGAGTGTCTCTTCCTCCTTAACAAGATTTTTATAGAGACCTCCCGGACCAGACAATTTACTGCCAGCTGGACGATATTTACCAAGTTTATACTTTTTATTATAGTCATCGCGACTCATAACGCCAGCATTCACTCGGGCCATGTCAACTTGTTTACGACGCTTGAGCGCAGCATCTGCTGCTTCATCCATCTTTTCATCAGAGCAACCAGCTTCTTCTTTAAGACCATGTTTCTTACGAATTGCCTTTCTTTTATTTTTTGATTCAGAAGTACCATCATACTCCTGATCTGACACATGTGCTTGAGATGCATCTTCCATGTCATCTGCTACTTTAGCACCAAATTTTGATTTAACAAATTTGAAGATTGCTTCTGCGGCAGCTTTTCCATTCTTAATCGAACCTTGTCCATGACCATAACCTTGATCAGCATAGTATGAATATTCTTCATGCTTATCCCAAAGTTGTTCGAGTGTCATGCTATCAAGCGAGCCTTCATCCATCTTTTCATCAGTCTCGCCCAACCAACCGAACAAGCCGTAGTCGTCGCTATCGCTGAAAGATGGACGATGATTCAAACCGAAAGTGCCATTGTGGTTTTTGTTTTTGTTTTCACGTTTATATGTACCAACAACCGGAACTTTAGGATCCCTGATGCCTTTTGCCTTTTGCTTGAGATAGTCTTCAGCATGATCCTTTGCCTCTTGTGGGGTATTATATGCAGCTGCAGATTGATACATAACTCTTTTAGTTTTCTTATCAAGTATAGTCGGACGATAGCCGCCAAACTGACTCTTTTCAGAAGTAGTAAGATAGTCACCAAGCCAGTTGATTGCTTCATCAATTGTTTCTTCTTCGATGCTCTCTTCTTCTTTATAGACTGGATTGAATCTTTGAGATTTGTTGAGGTCTGGATAATATTTGCGCACTGCTTCAATTGCTTTTTTAGCAATTTCTTTTGTCTTTTTAGCACCATTTGGTTGCATAATCTCAAACCACATGTCTTCAACATAGTCATAAATCTTTGGAAAACGATCAAAGATGTCTTCATGACTTAAACGAATAGACACACTAGTAACGTCCCAAAGTTTTGAATCTGGGGCGTCGACTATGCTTTGTAATTCGTCGATGAGGTCGGCTGGTTTGCGTAATGGCTTATATGCTTCATTAACACTCTTTAGACTTTGCTTGAGTTTGTTGAGTGTTGTTGTATCACCAGTAATGACTCCAATAAGAGCCATAAATGTGCTTGCAATAAGATCTTTTTGTGATTGACTAATTTCTTTTCCAGACTCTACTGCTTTCATTGCAGCGATAATTTTAGGCAATTCACCAGAGTCAACAAGTCCAAGAGTTGCAAGTTGTTTGAAACGCATGTAGTCAGTCTCTTCTTTAAGTGACTCTTCAGTCTCTTCTGTAATTTTAGTAGCAGACTTGATTTTCAAATCTTTAGAATAGCCTTTCTTTTTAAGATCGCTTTCAGCATATCGCTTCGCTGTTGCAGCATCATTGGCACTAATAATTATTGTGCTGTTAGCAATGCCATCACCCCATGGATCGACAAATGAAAAACCGACTTTCCATTTAGTATCAGATATTGGAGCTTCTGTCAATTCAGTCTCTTCCTTTAGTTTGATTGTTTTAAGAAGTAAAAATTCTGAGCTGCCCATCTTGCGTTGGTTAAACGCGATTGTTGTCTTTGGAAGATCTTTTGCTTTGAATGTAATGCTGTTAGGCCCAATCTCTAACACCTTGCCAAAGTTTGTAGTGTCGCCAACCTTTAGGGTGTTGATGATTGACTTGACGTCTTCTACACCTTCGTTTAATGGTGTTGTGCCGCCGAGTATTGAAGATGCTGCGGCGTATAGCGGGTCTTGGTGATAGTGGAAGTTATTCATGTGTTAATATATTTATATTTAGTTTAGTTCATCAATTTCTAATTTTTGATCGAAGGTTTTAAAATAGTATTTGTTGTCGCTGTGTTGCTTTGCAATCTCATAGACCTTTTCAGCAGACGTCTTTGGATTTGCGATGTGTGTTACGTCTTGACTATAGACATTAAAATAACTTTCACCATTCTCCTTTTCAATTGTGTAGAATGTAGTTTTGGTAATCCATCCTTTGTTCGACTGCTTGAAAATCATAATAGCAATTGTGTCAGCGTCTTCTTGAGCTGCAGAAAATCCACCATTTTTACCAAATACATGATTGTTTTTTGATTTTAACATCTCTGCACCCTTAGAAGCTTTAAGTTCTTTAAGGGCAGACGCATGCGATGCATCTTCTGTTAATGTTGTGCCGCTGAGTATATTTGCTGCAGCTGCATACAACGGATCTTGGTTGTAATGAAAATTATTCATATGTCTTATTTATTCTGCTTCCTTTGTGCTTTCAATATAGTCGCGAGCACTGACAACATATTCTTCAGCTTTTACTAGATTTGCTTGAACGTGCTCTGGTAAATTTTCGTCGTCGCTTAGCATGTCATGCAATCCTTTTGCGTTGCGAATGATTGTGCGAAGTGCGGTCTTTGCCATGCTGCCCTCAGCATCATACTCGCCTGCGTCTTGTTCGGCAGCTTCCTTTACGTTTCCATACTGATATGAAACAGGAACACTTTCTCCATCTTTAAAAGTTTTTGCAGAAGCCTTTATAGAATTTAATGCAGTTATAAGTGAGTTGATCTTTTTTGGATCAAAGTCATCGCCGCGTTTTATTGAATCAACAAATTGTTGAAATGATTTGCCTAGCGTGTATAATTCATTGTTGATGACGTGTCCAGGCAAACGCATAAAAGACTCTTGCAAGTCTTCAGATTTGCCTTGAAGGATTCGAGTTGCTGCTTCTACAAGTGTGTCTTTATGCATATCTTTCATTTCTATTTTTCCAAATTTGAGCTGCCTTATAGATTAGTGCAGAGATGTTGCTTGATTCTTTATAACCAGAACTTTCGCCTTCTTCGAAAAAGCTATCAAGCGCAAATAAGAAATCTTCCATTTCATCTTCATCCAGATTGCGCACTGCTCCCATTGCCTTTTTAGCAAGTGGAAATTTAGCGGTGTAATATTCCTGTAGTGTCTCACCTTTATCTTCAACACTTTCATTATAACCATACTTTTCACCAGTCTTTAATCCGCTTGCTGCTCTTGCTGCGTCATAGAGGTGATCACTTATTTTTTTAATGACGCCTCTTGGATTGCCTTTGTGATCACGTGATGATGCATATTTTGTCATCTCGTCCATATGATCTGCAAATGCAAGTAAAAATTCTTGCATTTGACTTCTATTTAAATTGTCAATTTCTGCTAATAGGCGTTTTATAATTGCGCTCTGTGCTTCTTGAAGACATTCGTCATGAGTCTTGCCCTCCAGAATCGTTGCTGCAGCACTCACGAGAGAGTCATTTTTATAGTTGTCAAAGGGTTGCATATAAGACTATTTATACAATTTCATAATTCGAAAAAAGTATAAATAAGATAGATTATGAATAATTTCACATCATACAAAGAAGACCCATTGGTTTCTGCCGCTGCACATGTGTTGTCTCAAGAACAATTAAGCGAAGGCATCGTATCCTTTCCAAGCTATCGTGCCAAAGGTAAAGGCATCTATATTGGAAAAGATTTAATCAGTAAAGATGATCTTGGATCATCTGTCGATACTATCAACAGACAAGTAGACAAGTTTCCACTCTTTGGAAAATATCTTGAAGTTCATTCAGGATCTGACAGCATTCGTGGGGAGTGCGTTGGATATGCTCACATTCATGGCGCACCGATGCTTCTCATTCGTGACAGCAACTATAAAGAAGTATGGATCGATGCAGACAAGGCTCAACGTGAGATCTATGCATTTACTCCAGCTAAAAAGGATGTCACCACAACTGGCACTGGATCAAGCGACAATCCAATGCTCTACAGCTTTGGCAAGACAAACTATTAAGGTTGGTGGGCAAGGAGGGACTCGACGTCGGGAGTCTGGGATTCGAACCCAGAAAAACCTACGGTCTAAACGTAGTAGCTGTACCAATTTGCATTTGTCAACTCCCGATAGCAATTTTTAGATCTTCACATTCAAACAAAGATATTTCACCTGAAATAAATCGAGTGTAATTATATAATTGTTTTTCGTTCCTAATCAAATAAATTTTAATGTTAGGATGATCAGCATACACTAATTTATATTTTTTAATATCATTATCTGATAACCATCCTTTTACTTCAACGAAAACATCTTTTTTAATACAAAAATCAGGAGTGTATCTTCTATGATTATCATATTTTAATTGTATTCTAGTTACACTATATCCCAACTCTAATAATTTTTCTCCAACATTATATTCCCATTCTCCTTGAACTTTTATACCATTTGTTATTTTTTTCCATTCTATATGTGGCGAGTTTTCTAAAAATTTAATTCTGGCTTCTGATAATTTATTTTTTGTTTCTTGAGTATGTCCAGAAAGAGCTGAACCAAATTTTTTACCAATAAATTGCGGTCTAGCAACCCTATTATCAATTTCTTTAGTCAGTCCTTTACTCCATGCGCATTTATCTTTTGATTCATTAGACATATTTGCCCAAATTTTTTTCGCATTCCTTCCATTTTCATAGCATTTAAACAATCCTTTGCTATTTTTTTCTTTTTGTATTGGACATGAATTGACAGATGCACTACATAATAAAACACCACCGGGGCTTTTAAATTTTGCAATATTACCACAACCCACAGAACACAAACAATCAGTTTCTATTGGTAATGATTTCCGATATGGTCTTCGTTTTTTCATAATTATATTTATATGAAAACCCGCGTGGCTACCATTACACCACTTGCCCAAATAAAAAACGGAGCCAACATAGAGAAGGCTCCGTTTTTGTTTTTATTCTATTATCTATTAGAATGACTTCTTAAACTCAACCCCACCGAAGAAAAGATTCTTCATGTCTGAATGCACACCAACCGAGTCATCAAGACCAAGTGAGTATGAGACAAACGGAACAGCGGTCACACCTTGCACAACTGGAATGTCAGTCGACACAGTGGTCTCAAAGTGAGTGCACTGTCCTTCTTGAGCGAGATAGCCAAGCTCAGCGCGAAAGTCAAGCATCAATGAAGATCCAAAGTCATCACTGTATGTTGCAGCAAGTTCGCTATAAGCATTGTTATCACCCACAATACTCATATACTGAGTAAGCGAAAGATCGATTGGACCAACTGCACGTGATACAGTCAAACCAGCTTCTTGCGCTTGTCCTTCCTGTCCTGCATAGTCTTGCGAATACCAGGTATAGCTCAAAGATACGAGATAGTCAGCAATCTCTTTCGAGAAGATTGCAGACAGCTCAGTAGCTTCGTCCTTCCCAGTTGTTTCAGCGTTTGCATAGTCAGCGCTCAAAGCCAACGAAACGTCCGCAGGAAGTTCAGTTGTCGTTTTGACGATTGCATTTGCTTCATTTGCACCTAGATCAGCACCACGCCAGACCTTATCAGAAGAGTAGCCAGTTTCAAGCGTCACCGGCGTGAATGCTGAAGGAGCGTCTTCGATTGGGCCTGCATAGGCATAGTTAAGAGCAGCAAGTGCTACAATACCAATTTTAACGATTTGTGTTTGTTTTTTCATATTATATTATTTTTGTTTTTCAGGGGGAGAAGTGGTACCCGCTGTAGGATTTGAACCTACGATGATATCCTGAATGTAAATCAGGCGCCTTCGACCACTCGGCTCAAGCGGGCAATTTTATCCATAACGGAAAATTTTTCGATTTAATTCTGTTTATTACTGCTGGATGTGTTAGATTATATTTTGCACATATATCTTTTAAACCTATAAAAATTTCGTTATTGATAGAATATCTATATGATACATTTATATAACTTTGCTCTTGTTTTAAAGTTTTACCAGATTTTAATCTTGGTTTTCTTCTAGAAGGCCTTTGTTTTGGCACCACCCATTTATTTTTTCCGAATATCCATCCTTCAAGAATACAATCATCTTTATTGATTTTTTTATTTTTCTGTAAAGCAATATTACATATCCAACGGGTTTTGTATTGAGAATTTCCACTGCCAACTTGATGTTTACTACTTATTTTAGAAACAAATTTTGCGCATTTATTACGAATAGTTTCATACATCCGCGAGTTTTTAATATATGGTATTCCTCGTTCTTCACATCTCATAGCCATCATATGGCATGCAAATGCAGTTTGTTGATTGTTATGAATTTTATCTAAAAGCAAATGGGCAACCCAATGTTCTCTTCCAGTTAGAACTACCAAATTTGAAGGATCATTAGACCCTCCCATCGATCGCATAAGAATGTGATGCCGCTCAGTATATCCTGGAGCAGGATTATTTTTACGAAAATTGATGAGATTACAATATATTTGTTGATAGTCCACAAACATATTTATAAAATCTAACTTTTGAACTTATAATGTATACGGTGTAAAAGCACCGCTCTACCACTGAGCTAACTCCCCATAAAAGTATCTATATGTGTTGGCGGAACGTGTAGGATTCGAACCTACGGTAGAGTCACCCCTACGATTCTTTAGCAAAGAATTACTTTAGTCCTCTCAGTCAACGTTCCAAAATGGCGGGTAGAGTAGGATTCGAACCCACGGAGGCGATTAAACCTCTCTCGATTTCAAGTCGAGCGCCTTAGACCAACTCAGCCATCTACCCTAAAATTTATAAGCCGTCAGACAGGTCATAGATGCGATTCGAAACATCAACTGACTTGTCTTTCATAAGTGTTTTGGAAAGTGTGCTGTTGTATGACAGCAGCAGTGCAATCGCAAGTGGATCAAACACAGCAATGATTATGCATATAAAGGCCATTACGATTGTATCGAGCGGCAGATTAAACTGATCGGCAATAAACTTAAACGTTCCAATGTCTTTTGATGCCGACATCTTGAGTTTTAGCTCTTGTATTTGTGTGTCAAGCTCTCGCTTGCTGTCTTGCAGTTGAACTATTCTCTCGCGCTGTGCTTGCATTTCAGCCGCTGTTCTTTCAATGTCAGCATAGATTGGTCGTGCATTTGCCGCAGACATCTTTGGCAAGCGTTCTTCTTGTGAGCGCCGCGCAGCGTTTAGTGTCTCTATTCGTGAGTTGATTTGTGAGACTTCAGAGTCGATGCCGCTCTTGCGTTCTTGAAGAGACCCAACCTGGGAGTCGATGTTAGAAAATTGTATTGAGTTTACAGCATAGGCAGACGATAAATAACCAAAAATACCGAGTGAAGTTATACACATGAGTATGAGTGTAGCTGTGACGAGATAGCCTTTTAAGAGTGCTGATGTATGCGTCCAATAGTGATGCAAATAGGTCGTCGCTACAAGTTTGCCAATCTCAAGTGCACTCGCCATGATGAGCACTGAAACATAGCTGCCACTAAAGAGTGTAGCAATGCCGAGTACTGAAAACCATGCGGCACATCCAGCTACAAGTAGGCTCGTAATGAATAGCAGTGCACGTAAAACCATGTCATAGTATTTATAATGGTGGGCCCGGCAGGATTCGAACCTGCGACCAATCGATTATGCTTACCACTATAGTTTTCACTACCTTTTCAGTTTGTGGTCTGGACTATCCCTTAATCTTCAGCATAACCTGTTAAGATTGAACTATTATAGTCTCTGCACGTCCCTCTTTCGAGGTTTCGCTCAGGATTGGCATCGGCATTACCCGTTAAGCGTTCCCTGAATTTAAGTTCTGCTAACTTACTATTTCTAATAAGAAGACCCTATCGAGTCGACTGCTCTTACCGCTGAGCTACAAGCCCCTTTCATTATAAAACTGGTCCGTTTTCTTTTTGTTCGTGATCTATGTATTGCCCAATATGTTGATGAACATTCAGCGATCGACGAAATGATTCATGCTCAAGTTTGGCTATTCGCTCTCTAAGTTCATTCATCTCAGAGAGTAGCGCTTCTACTTCGGCGTCAATCAAACTTTTAATATGTTCTGTATTCATAATCTTTTAAAGATGGTAGCTATGGTCGGACTCGAACCGACAAGCCATAAGGCAACGAATTTTAAGTTCGCAATGTTTACCAATTTCATCACACAGCCATTAGAAAATTTAGAGGTTGTCGACGAGATAATTGTTCGACTTTAGGGACCTCATGCTCCTGTAAGCGATACCACCACAGTACCGAAATTTTATTTGGTGAGAACGAAGGGATTCGAACCCCTGACCTAGGGAGTAGAAATCCCTTGCTCTAATCCACTGAGCTACGTTCCCGCTTTTCATATTTAATTGAAATCATATGTGTCGACAATCATGTCATGTTGCTTAAGAAGACGAACCGCGTTGTCACGTTTGTGTTTGCTGTTCCAGAAAAGCTCAAGTTCTGCAGCATCAACATCATAATAGGTATGAATGTCGCTTAATGCCATTGCTTCCATATAGCAATCAGAAGTATGAAATACAATTGAATATCTAGTTTTCATGTTGTCTTAGTCGATGAGTGAATACCATTGGTTTTCAGTGTCACAAAAGAAAATATAACTGAAAATATAACTTGAACCTTCATGATGCTTCTCTTTATAAGAAAGTTCTTCATATCGCATAAAGTGTTCAAACTCAACTGGAGACATGGTCGAAAAGACACCCGATTCAAACTCAATCTCTACCAAGTCCTTTAAAAAGGAGATTTGCTTGATTGTCTCCTCATTTTGATAGCCGTGAGAGCCATGCCTTACTTTCTTGCCAATTGATTCAGTGATAGTCATATAAAGATGTGGTGGTGTTTATTAGTGCTCAACTAATGTGTTAAGCTTTGAGGCGCCGCGTAGAGGTAATCTTTTCAGTAATGTATAGAGCAGGGGATCTCTTTGCGACCTTCTTCTCTTCGTAGAATTCCTCTGCATCACTCTGCTTGCTGAACACAACTGTCTTCCGCTTTGCTTGCGTTGGAGAATTCCAAGTGACAGTAAACTTTTGATCGATGTCTTGTTTCATATTGTGTTGGAGTTTCTCAAAAGATCAGACTTCAGCATTGACCTCACATTCATTTATAACATAATCATCATACGCAGTATTTTCATAACGATTGTTGACACGATCAGCATCAACCTTAGCCTTATAGGCATCTAATGCGCAATTTGCTTTTTTAAGTGAGCTATAGGCTCCTAATACGACGTCGCCTTCATAGTCTATGCGTCCTAATAAGAGAAATATTGAAGATTTGTTTTTCATATTGTGGTTGGTGTTGCTTAGTCTAGCTCGTAGGTATCAACCTCGATACCGATCTTACTTAGCTCGTGTACAGCGTGATTGCGATACCACTCTTGATTCCAAAGCATCTCAAGACCTCCTTTTTTTAAGTCGTCTGGAAGAAGAAGGGATGTCATCTCACTAGCTTTGATAAAGTCTTCTTCGCTGTTGAAGGTGATGAAGTATTCAATTTCGGTCATAGTCTTATTTTTATCCAATTACTACGGCAACTAATTTAGACTCGGTGTGCTGGTTTTCAGTACCAAAATCTACCCATTGTTGAACTGTATCGACGGTGATGTGTTTGGCAATCCAATATCCGCCTTGATCCGTATCAGTAAACTCAAGATCAAGATTTCCGTGCTCCTGCAAAACCTTTTGCAACTGTTCAATGGCTTCGGTTACTTTCATATGCTTATTGTGGTTGGTGTTGCTTACATGGCTATTATAGCATAAAACGCACAGAAAGTACACAACTTTTTTCAAAAAAGTGAAAAAAGGTCCCGAAGTTAAGCCCCGTATAGAGAAAAACTGTCCTCCAGGACTCATTTTTTGTGAAAATTTGCCCATGACAGATTGCTGCTACACTCACCCAGGGCTGGGGCTAGCTAGGAACCACACCTAGCTGCGTCATGACATATTTAGATTCGCGCATGATACGAATTGCGAGGGGGAGGAATTTAACCTCCACTCTAGACTATGGGCCTAGCGATCTCCGTATGATCCCTCTCGCAAAGAGGGCACTCATGCCCCCAGTGGAATCCTACTGTCTAGTCTAGCCAGATTTCAGATTCAATTGTTTTCCCCACTACCGAATAGTTGACCAGAGTCAACTTGAAGAAACGCAGTGACTATTTTATAATGGTAGCTACTTCCATTATTACTTTAATGTGCGTCGGATTACATTCGGCATCATCGGGTTGCCATCCCGCTCTTAGCCTCAATGCTCATTGTAGGATCATCGCCTACAATGGCAGGGAAAAAATGGTGGGGTATTCTCATATCATGTTTAAACCATGCGCTGTCTAGTGTGCACCCATCAAGCGTAGAGGGCATGAGGAGAATAAAGCCGCTAAGCTCTGCCCCATTGAAATTGGTGCGTCATGTGAGGGTCGAACTCACGCCTTCAGAGTGGAAGTCTAATGTGCTGCCGTAACACTTATGACGCAAAAAATAGACAATGTAGATGGAATCGAACCATCGCCTCGGCGTTGTCGCCTATCCTATCGGATAAGAAACCCTTTGCTTGGGGCGTGCTACCACTACACTATACATTGAAAAAGATGGTGGGCAGAGCTGGATTCGAACCAGCGTAGGCGTAAGCCAGCGATTTTACAGACCGCCCCCTTTAGCCACTCGGGCATCTACCCGTTTAGCAATGTATGGTTATTGACCCACACAGAATCTCAAGCCTTATGCGCATTTAACTCACTGATTTCCATTGCTAAAAATTGGTTGTGAGCGTCGGAATCGAACCGACGCTCTTAATATATCTCGATTGCTGCAACTTCTGGATTTTTGTCTTGAAGTTGATCGAGGATTCTGTTGAACTCTTGCTCTTGCTTTGCAGTCCATTTTACGGAAAATGCAGAATGCTTTCCTCTATTTTGATTTGCTGACGAGTAATAATAATCAGATGGCTGCACTCCAACCTTGTTTAGTGCAAAGGCCACCAACTTGCGAGCTTTTTGTATGCTATGAGTAATAGCAATTGAGTTTTGTTTTGTTTTCTCGTTTGATTCGCGAATCATTTCTCGATAGGCGTCAAAAACATTTAATTGTAGTTTTTCGTCAGCCATATTTTAGTTATTTATATGGTTTAAAATTGGTTGCGGGGGTGGGAGTCGAACCCACACCGAAGCCTAGCTTATGAGACTAGTTCAGCACCACTACTGACTGCCCCGCGATTGAAAATTGAGCCGACTAAAGAGGCGAT